CTTCAAATATTTTGGAAATGATAGACCCATATAAAATATTAGGAATTCCCCAAACAGCTACGGATGATGATATTAAAAAAGCATATCGTACATTAGCAAAAGAACATCACCCTGATCGCACTAAAGGAGACGATACTAAGTTTAAGGAAATTGCCGAGGCATATGAAATCTTAAGTGATCCAAAAAAGAAAGCCCAGTGGAATGCTCAATCAAGATTTGCAGGCGGTGGATTTGATGAGCAATTCTTTGAAGATTTTTTAAAGAATCAAGGCTTTAGTGGAATGTTCAACAATAGATATGGTTGGGCTGATAATGGAAAAGGTCAAGACATAAAGACACAAATTCAAATTAGTCTTGAGGATGCCTACTATGGTGTGAACCGTGAGATGAGAATAGGTATGAAACCTATTTCGGTTACAATACCACGAGGTATAAGAAATGGACAAAGACTTAGACTAAAAGGATTAGGGCAGAGAGGATTAACAGAAGAACTGCATGGTGATTTAATTCTTACTGTGGTTGTTGGAGACCATTCAGATTATATGATTGATAATCGAGGTCTTCATAAAATTCACCGCGTTGATGTATTTGATGCTATGTTAGGTGGAAAAGGTATCATTGATATCTTTGATAAAAAGATAAGCTTTACAATCCCACCAAATACACAAAATGGTACTCTCCTTAGAATACAAGGGAAAGGATTTCCTCTTTATAATCAAAATGATGCGTGTGGAGATCTTTATATTAATATCCTTGTTGAATTACCTAAGTCATTAACTGATAGTGAAAGAGAATTGCTATCACAGATTAAAAAATCAATAGATGGAAGACAATAAGTATTTACGATATATCTTAGAAAATTTAGAAAAGCTAGGTTATGATGATTATATGAATCTATGCTATAATATAGTAGTATCATTTCCTCATGATATTTTATCATATAGTGATGTTTCTACATTACAGAGAATACAGAGTTTAGATAGATTAATAGTCTACTTTGAGGAAAAGGAACAGTATGAAAAATGTAATGAAATTAAAAAAGTACAAACATTATTAAAAGAAAATCAAAATTAAAATATGTTAAGTTTATTAAAACACTTCAATTACACGCCACCTAAACTAGAGAATTGGTCTAAAGGTATATTTGAAATACGAGAAAAAGAACCGGGTTATATGTACCTATATGTAAACGGTGAACAGTGGATGGCATATGATTTGAATTCGCACCTTGAAGCATATGAACTGTTCTCCCACTATATGTTAGCAAAGGGCCACGTAACGGTTACCGGTATGGGATTTGGCGTTAGGGAAAATTGGATCTTAACAAAACCTGAGGTTACAAAATTAACAATCATTGAAAGAAGTAAAGAAGTAATTGATTATCATAAAAAGAATAAGTCTGCATTTCTTAAAGATCCTCGGGTAGAAGTTATCTGTATGGATGCATCTGAATATAAAGGTTCTTGCGATGTACTTCTTTTAGATCATTATGAAACTGCTGATTATGAATCTATACTTGCTGATGTTAAAAAGATACATGATCAGGTTGATTGTAAAACTATGTGGTTTTGGCCATTTGAAAAAATCATAATGCACAATCGGAATTTACATTAAATACAATGTTTACTGACCGTAATGTACATCATGAGATCTATAGAAGAATCTAATTGTTAATAACTTTTTTCATTTTTGGAGAAAAAAGTTAGAGAAAAATTTTCAAATCCCAAAAATTTGTTTTATATTTATATAAAATTAAACGGATATGGATAAACTGAAACAAAACCTTAACTATCTGCAATCCTTCCTAGATGAAATGAACGAATCATCGTCTGGTAATCATAAGATTGCAACTATTCGTAAACATGCTGATAATGATTTTCTAAAGAAGGTCTTTCAGTATACTTACAATCCTTTTAAGAAGTATGGAGTTCATACCAGAGTTCTTCAAAAGAATTCTCACTTAACTGCACCAGAAAATCTGTACACTGACCTATTCCAACTATTGGATGATTTGGCAGAAAACAATTTAACCGGGCATGCTGCTATCCAGGCGGTTAACACTTTCGTAAATGAACTTCCGACCGATCAACAAAAACTTATTCATTACATCTTAGATAGAGACCTTCGTATGGGTGCCTCTATTACATCGGTACTTAAGGTACATCCTAATATCATTCCTATCTTTAAGGTGGCACTCGCGCACCCTTACAATCCGAACCGTGTGAATTTTGAAAAGGAATCATGGTACGGTTCTCGTAAACTAGATGGAGTCCGTTGTATCTGCCGTAAGGAAGGTAATTCAGTAACCTTTTATTCAAGGAACGGTAAGGAATTTGAAACTCTAGGCCGTATCGCTGAAGATGTAAAAAGAATTCCAGGTAACTTTATCCTAGATGGAGAAGTCTGTATGGTTAATGACAATGGTGCCGAAGACTTCCAAGGTATTATGAAGGAAATCCGCCGTAAGGATCATACCATTAAGAATCCTAAGTTCCTGGTATTTGACTGTCTGATTATCGAGGAATTTGATAATCATGGTGGTACTACTGATTTATCTGACCGCCTTACCCGTAAGCCTATTAAGGAAATCATTTTCCAGGAATTTCAAACATTGAGTATCGTTAAACAAGTTCTAATCAAAACCGAGGAACAGTTTACCGAAATGGCTAAGGATGCCGAGATCAATGGATATGAAGGTATCATGGTTCGTAAAAACATTCCTTATGAAGGTACCCGTTCTCATAACCTCCTTAAGGTCAAGAAATTCCATGATAACGAGTACACGGTGTTAGAATGTGTGAATGGCACAATTCGTTGGACAGAGAATGGCCAACAGGTAGAAAAGGAATGTCTGAGCAGTATTATTATTGAACATAAAGGTTACCGAGTATCAGTAGGATCTGGTTTCTCAAAGGAGCAGAGGGAATATTACCTTAACCGCCATAATGAATTAGTCGGTAAGACCGTAACCATTCAATACTTTGAAGAAACTCAAAATCAGATGGGTGGTTATTCATTAAGATTCCCTGTAGTTAAACACATATATCAGAATGGCCGCGATTGTTAACCAGTCTCACCTGATCTTACCTCTAGTGTGAAAAAGATAATGCAGAGATAAATAATATATATGAACATTAAAGAATCATACAGGTCAAGTATCACTATATTCGATGTAGATGATACTTTGGTTGTCACCAAGAGTAAAATCAAGGTGGTTAACCCTAAGACTGGTTATTCTGCAGAGCTTACACCACAAGAATTCAATACCTTTAAGAAAAGAAGAGGAGATAAGATGGACTTTTCAGATTTTCAAAATCTGGAAATTCTTAAAGCCGGTAAGATTATTGAATGGGTCTTTGATATCTTAAGAAGAACTATTTCAAAGGGTAAGCCAGTAGGAATCATTACCGCCAGGGATGATTCCAATTTGATCATAGATTTTCTTTCACATAATGGGATTAAGATTAACCCTAGTTACATTTATGCTGTCAATGATCCGTCATTAGGTTTTCGTGGAACAACTGCAGAAAAGAAACTTGCTGCATTTGAAAAATTCCACGAAATGGGTTTTACTGATTTTAGGTTCTTCGATGATGACGAGGAGAATATTGCAATTGCAAAAGAATTTGCAAAAGAGACGCCTGGCATTTCAATGGATGCCAATTTAATTAAGAAAAAATGGATACCTCAGTTCGAAGGCTTCGAATAAAGCTTAATACATTTAAGAAGGTTTTACTTAACATTAAAGAACTTTCAAATTCATCAACCACGAAGGTTGCATGTATGGCATTGAGAAAGGACTTTAGTAAAATTGCTAGCTTTGGCTATAATGGCTCTTATAGTGGAGCCGGAGTTAATGATGAAACTGGTACAGAAGAAGAATCTCTCACACCGGGAGAAAGCGGATTTATTCATGCCGAGGTAAATATGATTGCCAAGTTTAAGGAATACGATCCGGAAAAATACATTGTTCTTTTAACACTTTCACCATGTAAGATGTGTACCAAGATCCTGGTAAATGCAGGATTTAAACATGTTTATTGGATTGATGAATACCGGGATACTTCTCATCTTACTATCTTTGAAAAGTGTAATATTACAAGTGGCAATTTTGAAAGACTAATAAAAGATTACCCAACAATAAAACTGTGAATATATACAAAAAAGTATATTTCCATTGTTAGTTGAAGCCCTGTCATTTAAAGTATCATTAGACTTTTTAGAGTATCTTAAAAAAGCAAGACTATATGCTACAAATATAGTCGTTGGCTTCTATGATAGAACTACCAGGGAGTTTATGACATTTGCATCATTAGGTGAAATGTCCCAGTATTTTGAACAGGCATATGGGATAGTTGATACATCATCACTCGGTAGTTTATGTTATCTACAATCTTTTTCTTTAGGTAGCGATCTCTATGATTTTCCAACACAATATTCTGTAGGTGATGTGACAGGATCATTTACTTTAACCGCAGGATCTTCATATGATATTCAAAGAAATCAGCAGAGATCAATTTTTGTAAATAGACAGACATCTTTTATCAGACAAGGTATTGCTGAATATGTAGCATTCTATAATGAGATCCGGATTATTTACATTACTGGAATTTATTCACAACTTTATGCAGTACCAGGTTGGAGCAGAAACACGTGGTATCTTAATTCTCTAAGAAATTCACTTTTATCAGAGTACGGAAATAACTCTTTTCCATACAATAATGAAACTATTACCAAGTCACCACCTGTATAGAATAAATAAAAAAAGAATTTACTAAAATGCCTTTTAATTTACAAGAATATATCTTATTTAGAACTGAGATTAAACGAGAGCTTCTAAATTTTGAAGTTGATAATAACTTTAAGATGGTTGCAAACCCTTGGGTTTCCAATAGGGTATATGATGAAGGAAACATTGTTTATCATCCTGTCCAGGTTACTGGTCCTACTGGTGGTCCTACCGAAACTCTTGTATGGTGGAGGGCTAATCAAAGAACCACACAAAGTATATTTGATACTAATGAGTGGGATCTTGTTGGTGGAGTTGGAACTGGTGATGTTACTTTAGCAGCTGCAAACGGTTTTGGTAGAATACGCGTTAATTATACAGGGGCAATAGGTTCATGGCAAACCGCAAATGATGGACTTTTACTTTCAACAAACCCAGACTCATATCTTAATCTTGTTGCTGGATCTGGTACTAGTCTACAGTATGATACAACAACAAATTCAATTAGAATTATTAATCTAGGTTCAACTGGCGAAATTAATAATGGCCAAAACATTGGTAGTGGGGTTGATGTTTATGCCGGGATGAGCGGCACGGATTTAACATTTAGAGGATTTGATGTAGGCCCTGTTAGTAGCCCAGCTCTTACAGTTGCATTTGATCCTGTAAATGATAATGTTGAATATAGCCTTGATGAAGGTCTTATAGAATTAGAAAACTTAAACGGTGGAGCCCCTACTCTTGATAAACTCGTTGATGTTGAATATCCAACCGCGCCGGTAAATAACGATATTCTTCAGTGGAACTCTTCAGCTGGAGCATGGAGAAATGTTACTTTATCTTCTTCAGGGGCACAAGGGCCTCAAGGTCCTCAGGGTGGGGCCGGCTTTACTGGTGCAACAGGTAGTGGTGCAACAGGGGCAACTGGTTCTGCTGGTTTTACGGGTGCAAGCGGGCCTGCTGGAGCCGATGGATCAAATGCATTAAGATGGATTGCTGCGGCTACAGCAGTTACGTCAGGTACATGGACATTAAACACATACCCTTCTTTTGTTGGTGCAACATCAATAGAGATAAATCAAACTGTTATTGTTGGCCGATCTATCGTAAATGGTGGCGCATGGCTTTCTACTATACAGGCAGGTGATACTATTACTTTAACTTCAAGTGATGCACCAAATAACTTTGGTGTTTACGTGGTTAACAGTGTTACGTCTGGTATTGGAATATTTCAGTTTAGTGTAACCGAGATTATATCAAGCGGATTAGTTAACTCAATTTCACCTTTTACTACTTCTATATCATACGCGCAAAAAGGATCGCTAGGGTTTGCTGGTGCAACCGGTTTAGGTGCAACTGGAGCAACCGGCCCACAGGGATTTAATGGAGCAACCGGTTCACAAGGTGTAACTGGGAGCGGGGCAACCGGTGCCAGTGGTGCTACTGGTCCACAGGGTAATAACGGTGCTACTGGTTCGCAAGGACCATCTGGGTCAATGACATGGGGTATGGTCACTGGAATTAGTGGCAGTGTTGGACTTACTTCTGCAGGAAACGGGAGTGTTGTGCCTGCAAATAACGGCGCGCCTGCTACGGTTACCATACCTCTTGCGGCTTCACAGCCATTTATTACTGCCGGGACTCAAATGCAGTTTATAAGAAAAGGTGCAGGTGGAGTTCAATTTATTCTTGCCACCCCAGCGGTTCAAGTATATTCCCCAGGTGGACTTATCGGGGCTGGCGGTTTGGACACTATTGCGCAAACAGGTTCTTCTGTTTTATTAATCAAAGGACCATCGGAAGAGTGGTATCTATCCGGAGACTTAATTTAAACAATTTCTTTTTGTTTCATATAAAAAATAAACTATGGATAGTAGTACAGAAACAATAGAGCCTATAAAACTTCAGTGGATAAAGGGTGACAAGATAGGAAATGTTGAAACTGTAAAGGGTACTGATTCTGAGTGGACTACTTTTGAAAGTGGCGCTAGAATATCTTCATCATTGATTAACGAGTTTATGATTCCTATTGGATCATATGATCCTGTACTAGATTTTGATTCGGCTACTTCAGAAGTACCTAGCGTACAAAGAAAACGAGAATCTTCTCCTCAGCAAAAAAGCCCAATCAGAATTCTTTTTGATAAGCAAAAAAATGCTGATGAAGTTAGTCTAACTCTATCCTTACAAATAACAGTTCCTAAAAAGAATGTTTTTGACATTATGAGTGTTTCTTTTGAAGAAGACGAAGTAATAAAAGAACTCCGCTCGTTTATAGAAGATCAAATAAGGGATGAACGAGTTAAAGAAGCTATCAAAGATAGTGTATACTCCTTAATAGAGGAGAGATATATGTGATTTTAGCACATCAAATCCAGATAATATATAATAAAATAAACATTATGAATAACATACCTACAAGAAGAGAACGTAGAGCCGCGATGAAATATCAAGGAATCTTAAAGATGAAAAGTAAATTACCTTTTAGCAAATGGTGTGAATTTACAACTAACACGATTAAAGCCGGAAAGGAAATATTTGAGGCCAATAAAGATCGTATGGAAAAATCTATCGGAGAACAACTTGAAGCAATTGAGGCTAAGCTAATTTCATCATGGAGAGAGATGGGTTATAATGACTCCGAGATCGAGCAGTTAAGAGAAGCTAATGCAATCTTAACAATAAGAGATATGGAAACATGGAAAACTGATAAAAAGGTTGCCAGAAAAATAATGAAAGAAGTTCACCAAGGATTATTAAGCAGATCAAATGGTTAAGATAGTTTTAGAGCCAGCCGGTAACGGTGTTATAAAAAGAGTCATTGACGATAATCATGGCGGCGGTAGAGAACAATGGACCTCAACTGAGGTTTATGAAGACTCTAAACAAGACGATGATAGACATCAATACATTATGAGATTCTTTTTTGACTTATGCGAGGATTTAGGAATGAATCTGGGTAATAAGTTTAGTAAAGATGTTATAACAATCAGAACCGAATGGGGCAGCCATTTTGAACCATCTGAAAAGGAACTTGAATCTAAAATAAAAGAGCTTGAAGCAGAGCTTCAATCCCTTAAAGAATGCAAGAAGTCTTAGAATTTTATTTTGTTTACTCAAAAGATGCAGTAAAGATTAAGGGGTTCATAGATTCGATACCTCGTAACATTGAGTGTATTAATTACATTGACATATATAATAAGCTAGCAAAAAATGATTACTTTCAATCCGAACCATCGGATGCAGTAGTATCTTCATACCTAATGAGACAGCTCCAAACTGCTGTTGGTAGAAATTCAACCATGAATATTTACTATGTACTAGGTAGTATAGAGAAAGATGTTATAGAAGGTATTCAATCATATGTAAAGACATTAACGGATCGTGATATAGAGTTTAAGATTTATCATACATCTGAAGTCCAATTAAACGGTATGAAAAGACTCTTTTGTGATATCATTCCGTTTGAAATTGATTATTAATGAAAGCTCATAGAATATTTACTAAAGGGCAGATTGTCTATTGCCTGTTGTCATCTCACAACAGACCAAATGTTCTATTGCCAGTAAAAGGCTTAATCATTGATACTGCATGGGATCCGGTAAATCCTTTGTATAAGATTAAGATCATTAAGATGTACGATAATATGAAATTCTTAAAGTCATATTTCTTTGATATGAATTTTAGATATGAATTTGATAATCGTGCTAGAAAAATGCCACTTAAGAAGGAAGACTTTAAGACAACCCGTTCTTTAGAGGAAAGATTTAATCAACATGATGCTGAAAGATTCTATGTTATTGTTGAATCTGTTATGTGTTCAAAAACTAAAGTTGATCTTGGACAATTATTTGAAAGAGTTCAGTTTTACATCATATCAAAAAATCTTAAAGAAATTAGAGAATCGGCGGTTAGACCATTTCTTAATGGTGTATTTTCTCTAGATAGTACACAAGAATTTGACATTAGGTTTAAAAAAGGATGGTCAGACCGATTTGAAAGGTTTCAATTTGATATTAATAAGTATCTAACCAGCCTTAATTAAATATATAGTAAAAATAGTGATACATTGTGGCTAGGGAAATTATATCAAATCTTAATAGTGCTCTCCCAACCGGGCCTAATTCTAATAATGCTGTACCTTTAGGAGTTTTTGGCGGAGAATCAGTCGGTTTTGCTTCTGATGTTGCCGATTCTGTTGGACAAACTTTTTATAGTAAAAGATTTGAGCCTGATGCATATACTGTTGCAAAAGGTATGGATGCGCCAGTTCCTAGATCTATTTTTAATGAATATGCTCTATTTAACTTTAGAGGTATGTATGGTGGTTTAACTGGTGGATTACCTTTTAGTTATTTTCTTGATGGTCCGGATAATCCTTTAATGGGAGGTGAGGATGCTCATAATGTATCTATTGCAAAAATTGTTGAATTCTTTGATACACATTATCCTAAGATAGCATATAAATATCAAGACTTTTTGTACTTAAAATATTATAAACAAATACCGGTAAATCATCTAGTTACATTAAGAAGATTTCCAACACCTGTGAATGATAACATTTTTGATATTACTCTACAAACGGCAAGCGGCGGTGGGACAGATGCAAATGGGGCTACCATTCCAGTTGCAAATGAATCCGTACCGGGCACTCAAGTAGCTGGGGTTACTGCTGTTACATATTTGGGAGAGACTACGGGTAATAAACTCGATGACATACTAAAGTTTTCATATGGGCTAGAATTTAAAGAGGTAACAACCGAAATGGAAAGTGTTCAGGCAACTGATGGTGGTTATACACAACAGCCTTTTTATCAAAAGAGAGGTGTTGTTGGGCAGGCTGCATTAGATACATTAAAGGGTGTAACCGCGGGTACAAAATTTAGACGCCAACAGTATGCAGATGGTGTAGACCGATTTAGTACAACATATGCAAATTTTGTGATTGGGCCCGTTAACGTAGTTAATAAGACTAATGTTAGGGACAGAGGGATTAAGTTTACAAATGATATTAAGCTTAATTTTGAATATGAGTTAAAGTCATTGAATTATGTTAATCCTAAAATTGCAATGATTGATATCATAAGTAATATGTTAACTATGTCAACTAATAATGGGCAGTTCTTTGGTGGGGGTCACAGATATTATGGGGCTGGTGGTTTTGTTGCAAGTCAGTTTGGTGACCCATCAAAATTAAGAAACGGCGATTTTGCTGGTTATATTGGTTCTGTTGTTGGGGATGTGGAGCGTGGGTTTAAGGCAGGCTTTGGAGATTCTAATGGAAACTTTGACTTAGAAAGTTTTATTAAGGGTGGACTTAAGGTAGGTAAAACTCTTTTAGGAAATCTATTAGGAGGCTTCTTATCAGACAACGTTGGATCTGTACCAGGCATGACAGCAACAAAGGCATTCATTAGTGGTGACCCTACCGGTGATTGGCATTTAACGGTTGGTAATCCACTTAATCCAATCGTAATGATGGGTAATATGTATTGTGATAATGCTACTATGACATTAGGGCAAGGTTTAGGTTATGATGATTTTCCAATGGAGGCTAAATTTGAAATTGATCTAAAGCATGGTAAGCCTAGGGATAAGGGGGATATTGAAAATATGTTTAATGGTGGTAGGGGTAGAATATATGCATCTGCCGCTGGTGTAAAAGATATTCTAAACTTAAGAGGTGTAGATATTGCAACCTATGGATCTGTAAAGGCGGGAACTGTTAGTCTACAAAGTACTCAATCAGGTGCTCAGGCAGGTAGCATGAATAATAACCAAATAGGAAACATTGATGGGAGTAAAGCAAAAAATAACTCTAAGAATAGCCTATTTACCGATGCCGATTCTCAATATGTAGAGAATGTGGTGTCTCTGTTTATTGACTCATAAAAAAAGATAGAGATGAATATAAGATCATTAGCATTAAAGAATAAATTAGTTGATGAAAGAACTGGTGAGTTTTATTTTGACTTAACGGCTCCATCATTTATTTATGATCCCGGCTTAGGTGTAAAGGCATTGCATTATGTTATGCCCGATCAAGCAGGTCGCATCGATAAGATATCAGAAATCTATTTTGGTAATGGGGAATACATAGATGCTATTTGTATTGTAAATAATATCTTTAATCCGTTTAGTATACAAGAAGGTGATGTTATTTTTATTCCTAATCTTAATAGACCTGATCTGGTTTATCAAAGGCCTAATCCTGCATCTAGACCAACAACTCCACAACAACCGTATATTGATACAGGCAGACAATCCGAAAAGGATCAATCAAGAATACAAAGACTTGCAAAGAAGGCCCAAGAAAGCCCAGCTGGGGTAAAGACACCTTTACCTCCTAATATGTTACAACCTGGATCTGCTGCTAAAGTTTATGAAGGAGGTGAAATTTTATTAGGTGCAAATTTACCATCAAGAGGAACTACATATGTGCCTGGAAGTAAAATAACAAACAACAATCCATAATGTCAGCAGTTGAAAGAAACATATTAAGTATACTTGAACCTACGATAGTGCTGGATGAATTGAAAATTACTGATGTTGAAAGCGGTACAGCAAATTCAGGCGGAGATGCTATTAAAGAACCACCTTCTAAGTTTCTTAATATTATACCGCAGATAAGAATTAATCAATACGATATTGGTGATGGTCGGCTTGAATCATTTACTCTTGATTGTACTGGTTTTTATCCAACATGTAGATTTACATTTTATGATGAAGATGGATTATTTACAGCAAGACATTACCCTACAGATGGAGATATCATTCAACTTTATATAAGATCTGCTGGTGAGGAAACTACATTTAAACCAATAAGAATAGATTTTACTATTGAAGATATTAAGCCAATAGGTGGAGGTGGATCAACCAATCAATCCCCACAGTTGTTGGTTGATGGGAGAATGAATATTCCTAATCTTTTTACTGAGAATGTTGAATATTATAATTCTACTAGTTGGAATGCTCTATTAAAAATAGGAGAAAAATTAAAACTAGGATTTGCTTCAAATGTAGAAGATACGGCAGATGAACAGGTATGGACTAATCCATACGACACCGCTGAAAAATTCATACGTGACATTACTGCAAATTCATATCTTGATGAAAATTCTTTTTTTAATTCATATATAGATCCTTATTATAATTTAACTTTAGTTGAAGCTAATCGTTTGTTTGATGTAACAGATCAGGACCTAGAGGCATCTTTAACATATTCACAGAACTCAGGTGATACGTTCGGTGGAGGTTCTCCTGAAGCAGCCGAATACGATTCTCCTAATGTTTTAACTAATGTAATACAGGCATCAGGAACATCAAGATACATATCTACATATCAACAAATCAATAAGAGTGGTCAAATAAGTAAAGATAATGGTTATAAAAGATATACTCAATACTGGGATCTTACTGAAAAGAAATTTATAAGTGAATTTGTTGATCCTATTGTCAGTGAAGTACCAGGTATGATACCTGCAACAAAGGGGAGATTAGTTCCTGATGAAAGTGGTAACCTTGTACCAGAAGGTCCTAGAACAGAACAGGTTAAATATAAATATCTCGGAACGCAAGGTGATAATGTTCATCCTAATTTTTATTATAGTGCAATTCTTAATTTTCAAAACAATGCAGAAATTGAAAAATTTGGAATGGTGTTAGAACTTGATATGGTTAATCCTGCTCTTACAAGATATTCTAGAATTTATTGTCAGATTTGGGAATTTGCTCAACCAGTAAAGGATGTGTTATTGGCACCAAGTAATGATGAAAATGTACCAAGTGGAACACAAAGAAGAGCGGAAACTCCTGAAGGGGTTGGTAACGATGCATCATCGCAAACTGGCGTTATAAATGAATTCTTGTCAGGTTTTTATGTCATTACTGGTATTGATTATTTTTTAACAGAACCTGGACCAATTAGGCAAAGGGTACATTTAAGAAGACGAGAAATAGTACCTTCAACCTAAAATAAATAAAATAAATGGCCGAGTCAAATTTATATAGTCCACTTAATGATCCAGCGATTAATCCTTTTAGAAGAACTAGTTCTGCTAATGCGGATATTATCAAGAGATTTGTTACCCCGCAATCATCGGTTAGCGGAGGTGGAAACGGTGTCACGAGTTTAGATGATCCAACCTATTTAGGGTTTTCTTTAAGGTTTGATATAACAACCCCCTTATTCAACGGTTCTACTGTAGGTGATCCGTTTGACGAAAGCCCAAATATACCTGCTGGGGAATCTGCACTTGGATATCTTGTACAGGTTGGCCAAAAGCAAAGAGCCCAGTATTTAAGAGCATTTGTTCAAGGATTATTTGAAGTAAATAATACTCGTCCTTATTATTGGCAAACAATAGAAGGATTAAGTGATGCATGGACAAAGTCAAATAATATGATAGATCCTTTCAATGGATCGACTGATGATGAAGGAATTGCTATAGGCTGTTTGGAAGCTATTGATCTTAAGATATCTGCTATTTTTAATCTTTATAAAGCCGCAGTTCTTGATAATGCATATAACAGATTTGTTCTTCCAAGAAATCTTATGTATTTTGATGTTTATGTAGATGTATATGAAATAAGAAATTTTAAGTCAACCATTTCGTGGTTGGATAAAATTGGTAGTTTAAGAGGCGGCGATCCTTTACCACAAACCGATGTAGATCGTTTTCTAAATAGTAATACATCAAGAATGACATTTAAGTTTTCTGATTGTATGTGGAATATAAGTGAAACTGGTAAAATATTTGAAAAAGTTGCAAATGCCGGCGCTGCCGGTGCTAGTATTGAAATGGCTTCAACATCAATGAAATGGAGTTATAGAAGACTTAGTATAGAGGGTCTTTTCTCTGGGTACGATAAGACTGTATCTGATTCTACTGCTAGTCGCGGTAGTGGAGGAATAGGCGATGCTGTTAGAGATGCAGCAAGAGAAGCTGCACAAAATGCAGCAAACTCTGCAATAGAAAGAGCAAGACAAGCCGCAGCTGCAAGGGTGCAAGGTTTACTTTTAGGAAATGCATTTGGATTAAGAAATCAGGTTTTTGCTGCATTATCTAATCCAGGCGCATTGGCTGCAGCTGCAGCCGGTGCGGGTAGAGCAATAGTTAATGCATTTAGAGAACGTACGCCTTCTGGTCCAGCATTAGGTGATAATCCGTTAGGTGATCCTTTAGCTATACCGGTTTCTTTACCTTCTGAAAATCTATTTCTTGGGCAAGGTGAAGTTGAAGGAGGTCCTTTAGATTCTACTAATCTTTTTGGCCCTGGTCCTTCCGGGCCGCCACCGCTTGAACCTACAAATGTATTTGGATAATGGGAAGACTAACTACTAAAGAATTAAGAGCCGATAATTTAACAGGTACACAATGGGTAGGAATAGTTGAGGATAATGTAGATGAACTATTTGAAGGCCGTTGTCGTATTAGGGTATATGGTAAGATGGACCAAAGAATTGACCCAGCAGATCCTACTAGTGATTTTGTTTTACCTAAAGAAGCTTTACCTTGGGCCAGGCCTTCTGTAAGTTCATCAGGTGGTAGTAATAGTGGAAGCGGTACATTTTCTATTCCTAAACTAGGAACTATTCTAAGAGTTACATTTGATAGTGGTAGTTATTATTCTCCAGTATATCATGAGAGTCTTTATCCATCTGACGAAGTAAAAGCAGAGATACAGGCATCTTATCAAAATTCACATGTACTTATTTATGATACTGCATTTGGATTAACAGGTGGCGGTAATGAAGAAGTTACAAATGAAAGAGAAGGTGAAAGTATTAAGGTTTTCTTTACTGAAGAAAAGGGTTTAATGATGGACTATACAACAGCAACAGGTCCAACTACCGTTAATATTAAGCCAGATAATTCGGTTGAAATCATTAATGCCAATGGTGATAAAATAGTTATGCTAAATGACGGTAACATTACATTTACTCATTCTGCAAAGTTCATAATTAATAGTACCGATAATACAGAGATCAATTGTAAAGATGCAATCATTAAATGCGAAAACATGATTGTTAATCATTCAACATCCATTGAGTTAGGCCAAGGGGCAAGTGAAAAATTAGTATTAGGAGATTCATTCTTAAAGCTATTTAATCAGCATACCCATATTGGCAATTTAGGTGCTCCTACAAGTCCACCTATAGTTCCAATGACACCTGCTCAACACTTAAGTAAGAAACAAGTTAAAACAAAATAAGATATGCCATTAGTACCAGTTACATTAAATGTTGCATTAGAACAGGCTTTTGATAAAGCAATGTTTGTATTTGCCGAAACTATTGCAAATAGCCCCCAAGGAACTGATGTTGCAGATAAGGCAAGAAAGGCCGCGGCCAAAGTATTTGCTAATATAGCAACTCCTGCAATTGATGTTTACATCAAATCTGCAACTATTACAATTCCGCCAGGACAAGTAGTTTCATCTGTTGGGCCTACGGGTCCGGTGTTAGGAGCTACAACAGTACCATCTCCACCTGCAATTATTATTTAAACAAATCCTATCTTGCTAGGTATAAATAATAGTTTGACAAGAGTAATATATAATCTATAGATAATCTTCTAAATAAAAAAACAATGATTGAACAAGAAATTACGATCCGCGTAAGCGATGACCCGTTTGACACAAAAACATTTAAAGTTAGAGTACCTAAAGGAACAAAAATATTAAGCACAGAACCTTACGTAGTTGAAGCATTAGCCCAATACGGTTTAATGGAATCTGTTGAAGACCAACTTAGGTTATGTGAAACAAGACAATCGTATACTACTGAAGGTATAATCATTTCAATTACAAAAGATAAAGAAGGGAATAAGGTAAGCGCGTTAATTGATATTGGTACAAAATATACCGCAACGTGCTCTCTTCTTAAAGAACCTAAATCTATTCTTGAACAATTAACAGTTGGTATGATTGTTAATGTTAAAGTTAAACCCGGTGCCCATGGTATGGTTTCTGCATCTATCTCTGATGCAATAGATGAGGTTAAGACCAATGAGATAATGAATTCAATTGGTGATAAAACTGTTGCATTTACTGGTAAAATTACAGAACTTATACATGGAGGCTATTGGGTTGAAGTAGGTGGAATTAAATGCTTTATGCCAGGATCATTAGCGGGATTAAATAAATTACATAATTTTGAATCCTTGATTGGCCAAGAACTTATAGTTATGCCAATTTCATTCTCTGATGAAAAAAATACAATTATTGTATCTCATCGAGCATATCTTAAGACTCTTATTCCAACCGCCCTTGATGATCTCCAAGAAAATATTAAAGAGCCAATTACAGGATTTGTAACAGGTACAACTAAATTTGGTATATTTGCTGAATTTAATAGTTGCTTAACCGGTTTAATTCCAGATACTGTGCTTGATGATAAGACTCGAGAATTATTCCAACGCGAAGGTATTAAGCCAGGTGATCCAATATCATTCTGGGTACAAGAAATCATCTCTGATAAAAAGATCATATTAACCCAGCAGGGGCCACGTGAAGATTTATGGGATGGTGCATCTGATAAGTATAAACCTATGATGGTTACATTAGGAACCGTAACTAAGGTTACCAAATACGGAGCCTTTGTTGAATTAGAAAAGGGAATTAGTGGTTTAATACATAAGACCAAAATGAAGGATACTGAACTAAATCGTGGTGATAAGATTACTGTTAAGATTTTAAGTATCAGTCCTACTGATAGAAAGATTGCAATGGCATTAACTGACTAGTTGTAGAATATATAGATTAAATATCATAATAAATTATGAAAAATCGTCTACTTAAATATAACGAGTTCTTGGTTAATGAGGCAAATAAGTCTTATGATAAATCTTCATGGAAAGATTTTCTTTCTGACTTAGAGAACAACGGTTGGAAAACGAAGGAAAGAACTGCAACGCATATTAAGGTTTTCAAAGGAGATAAATCTGTTCCTAGTTCATTTAAAGCATTTAAGGGGGAAGATCATAAAGATATTAAGGATTTACCTAAAAGAGGTGAATTGGAAATTCATCCGAGCCAATATGAAGGTACTTTAGATTGGGTTCTATATGATGATAAAGGTAATAAAGTTTGGGCTGGCGATTATCCAAAAGCCGCAAGAATAACTGCTTCCCAATTGGATAATGAAATATGGGCAACTATTAAGTTCTTGATGAACGGACCCTTATAATTACCGACTAACTGTCAGGTTATTAGAATATATAAACAAATTAGATAGTGAATGTATTCTAACGAACAACTTAATGCAATCTATTCTTCTAACATAGGATTTGAATTTGAATTCTTTGCAAATGAAGATATTCAAAAGGCAAAGGATAGTATAGCAAATACTCTTAATAAGAAGATCCGAATAGAGGAAAAGGCCCATAGTGATTTTGCTCCATCGGGGGATGTCTTTAAAATGGAACCCGATAACTCAGGTGGAACTGGTATGATTGAACTAGTAACCGGTTCGTTACCATTTGTTGAATCTAAACTAATCCTTGCAAAAATGCTAAAGTGGATAAGAGAGAACGGTTCTACTAATGATAGGTGTTCAATACATGTTAACATTTCATTTGATGGTAAGAAGTTAGGTCCTGTTGCTAATATGACAAAATTAGATATTGGTAAATTTGTACTTAACTTTAATGAGGATAAAGTATATGAAGCATTTCCAAATAGGAAAGATTCGGTGTATGCTAAGTCCATTAAGTTTATCATACCTCTTAGTGGAATGACACAACCTTCACCGGAAAGAGCATTATGGAAGAACTATATGTTTGTAAATGAAAAGTATTATGGAATAAATTTTACAAAGATTCCAAAAGGATACATTGAATTTCGTTACTTAGGTGGAGCTGATTATGAAAAGAAATATTCCACAATTTTATCTATGATGGAGCATTTTATAACTTCATTATTTGAAACTCTTGATAATCCTGCATACAGTCCTGACGACATTAAGAAACTAAATCTTGTTCTTGAAAAGCATAGAGGGGTTGTACAATCATATAAAACATACGAAAAGTTTAAGGAGATCTTTCCTAATATTAAATTAATGGTTGATCTTCAATCTGCAAAACAGATTGTTGAAATGTACTATCCTAAGATTAGAGAAAAAGTATTTGAGCTTTTAACTAAGGCTGATATGGATAGCGGATTAATTAACTATGATTCCGATACAGGAAGAATACAGATTAAAGACGCAGATCTTAAAAGATGTTTTGAAATTACTGGTGTAGATATCGTTGAATGTAAAGTAAAAGGAAACATAAAGGGCTGTGATATTTTTGATTCTGAAATCCATGATGCTTCTCTATTCGAATCAAATGTATTTGGTGGAAGTACTGTAACTGGCTGTAAAGTTGAAGATTCATATGTAAGTCGAAATGTTATAGTTGATAACTGTTATGTTTTTGGACACAGAGGAGTATTCAGCGGCGAAATGGAAGGTGGCATTTTTAGACAAGGTAGAGCTACCAAATTTGCAATGTTTTCAGATTCAACCGAAATCATAGAAGTAGAAAAAATTGATTAAAGAATATGGCTTATGTAAACTGTAACGATCCTAGTTCACAAGCATGTTTAGATGCTCTCATTAAGGAGATTAATGATGACTTAACAATAGGTTGTCAGATTCCTTTTACGGTTCCTAAAAATGAATTGGCAAGAATCATAAATAGAGCAAAGGACTATTTTTATAAAATATATGAAGATAGTGTTGAGGAAATGTATATTGCATTACCTGCAACTGCTTGGAATAAACCTAGCTTTAATAAAGGCATTGATGATTCTAGCGATACACTATCAAGTTCAAATGTAAATAGCACAAGAGGTGTCGTTCCAATGCCTTCAACCGTTTTCTCTGTTAATAATGTATTTGAGTGGAATGGGTTTGGTGGTGAAGATGGTGGATTTGGTAACCGTTCATTTTCTGCAGGTGACTCTGACTTTTCAATTGATAAATTTATCTATTCAGATACATACGGTGCCGGTATCGGTTCGGAGAACTTAATGTATTATGTAATTAACTCTAGCTTTATTGATACTGCCAGACAGGTTCTATTGCCACAAATATCATATTCATACAATAGGTTAACTCATAAGTTTAGATTCCAAGGAGAACTTCCTACACATGCATGTATATTCCAGGTTTATAATACAATTCCAGATTGTGCATTATTCCAGGATGAAATGTTTATCAGATATTGTATTGCTAAGGCAAAGATGCAATTAGCTAGAATATTAGGTACCTTCTCGTTTAATCTACCCGGTAACATTACTATAAACTATGATATGATTGCTACTGAAGGTAAGGATGAAATTGATGCTATTATTGAAGAGATCAAAGGCGATGAAGGGGTTGATTACTTCTACACAGGTTAATTTATAATATAAGACCGGTAAATTTTTAAGAGAATATATATTAAAAGAATATTCTCTATGATCAATGATATTTATAGTAGAGGCCCAGCCGAAAACAAATATACGTCAAATACAATTGACGTAACGGATGGTATATCTCAACTTATCTTGAAAATAGAAAATGTTTTATTTACAAGAAGAGGCGATGTTTTAGGTGTTTCCGAATTTGGATGTAACCTTGAAGATATGCTTTTTTCAATTGTATTAAACGAAGCGGTAATTCAGCAGAGAATAGAAAGTCAGATCCAATCCTATTGTCTTGTAGATGATGCAAAATATGGTATTGATGTTAGAGTATCTTTTTTCGAAGCAGAAGGAAGAAACGGCGCTTTGGTTGATATCTTTATAAATGAACAGCGAGTAATTGGAGCACTTTTCTAAAAATATTATAGTAAATGTCATTCTTTAGTAAAACAAGATTAAAGGCAAAGGAGTTATTCTATGACTCGTTTGAGTTTCTTCAGAGAACATATGATCAGGCAAATGAGGTGTTTACCCCCGCATCACCATTTGGGCAACTTTTAACTGTTGTTGCAAACTTAGGTGAGATGATTTTTTATTACATTGAATCTGTTGCAACAGAACTTAATATTTATAGAGCAAGAAATATTGAATCCATTTATGGTCTTTCTAGATTAACTGGTCATGATCCTACCAGAGGTATTTCTGCTAGTGGTGTAATTGGATTAAGACTAAATACAAGGGCAGGAAATCTCTTCAGTGGTGATTATGTACAAATATTAAATGGTGCCAAACTTGAAATTGGCCAAAATGGATTAACCTATTTTATTAAATTTGATAGTGACTTTATAAGACTTGAGAAAACAAATAAACAATTCATTAATGTAGAATTAATTCAAGGCGAAATTGATTCACAAACCTTTACGGGAAGTGGAGATCCTTTGCAAAGTTATAACTTAACTACAAAAGAACCGACCGATCAATACATGGTTACATTAACAGTTGATGGTGAAATATGGAAGAAAGTTGATTCTCTTTATGATATGGGACCTGGTCATAAAAACTTTATGTGTAAGACTAGTGTTAACGGTGGATTAAGTATCTTTTTTGGAAATAAGCAATTTGGATATCCTCCGCCGTTAGGATCATTAATCGTTGTTACTTATGTAAAGACTAGAGGATCCGCTGGAAATATCGGTGGAAAAAATCTTGATATTAAATTTGTTGATCCAGGTACTGATTATCTAGGACAGGAGGTTGACCTAAATGAAGCCCTTTCATTAAACATTGTTAGAAATCCTAATTTTGGTTCTAATAGTGAAGACCCTTCATTTACACGACTTATTGCTCCGTATCAAAGTAATTCATTTGTTTTAGCAAATCCTAATAATTACATTTACTATTTAAGTAAGTATGATTTCTTTTCTTTTATAGATGCATATAATACAAAGGACGACAAATATATTAATGATGATAACATCGTATATCTTTTTCTCATTCCTGACATTAATAAGAAAATAACAAGCGATAAGGATTATTTTAATGTAGCACTCGAAGAATTTACTTTAACACAGGATGAAAAGGATCAAGTGATTGAAATCTTAAATAAGAGTGGTCGACAAGTTGTTACCGCCGAGGTTAGAATAGATGATCCTATTGTAAAGAAGTATGCTATTAATGTGGTTACTCGTTGGATTGAAGGTTATGATAAAGATCAATTAGTAACAGCAATAAGAAGCACCCTAAATGATTATTTCTTAAAAGTTAATAGAAGAGATCGCATTCCTAGATCTGACTTAATTTCATTGATAGAAGATATTCCTGGCATCGATTCAGTTAATCTATTCTTTATATCTGAAGAAAATGAAAAAGCCATTAGAGATGGTTTCTATTTTGTTCCGGTATATGGAATTGATCCAGCAACAGACCAAAAGGTTTTAATTGAAAATAAAAAGATCGTATTAATTGAAGGAGAAGATCCTCAATTAGGATTAGATGAATTTGGTGATATTGTAATAGAATCAGGCGACATAGTTGTAATAAGAGGTGGATGGGAAGATCGTAACGGAACATATTTTGAAGAAATTCCTATTAAAAATGGTATAGGATCACTTAATGTATTCTTTAAAAATGTTACAGCTGATAATCTTTATAATAAGACACAACAGGAAAGATTTGATAAGCTTAAGAGAAATAGAGGAACTACTATTGCAACGGGTAATAATTCAAGATCAACTAATACCGGAAGATTACTGGATAATACAACACAAAAAGTAATTAAGAATTTATAATGAATCAGTTAACCGAGAAGAGAAGAGGATTTGAAAGTCCTTATAAAATTGCATATGAGGAAGGGTGGGAGTTGAAAAACACTGGATTTGATTATGAAGAAAAGTTAATGGTTAAATCATTATCCCCTTATATGTTCCAAAACGAAAGGCTGTCAAAATTTATTCTTGAACATCTCCAACCTATAATGGTGTTCTTTATAAATAAGGTAAAGTTTCTAAGAATCTATTATAATTTTGCAGTACCTAAAGACTATCAAAAAATAAACTAATATGAATCGTTGGAGTCACATATACTTTTTTGATAAGAATGGAAAATATTATAACTTTGATTACGATCAAACTAATGATATTTGGACTGGAAATGTTTACTTGCCACAAGTATCCACTGGATTATTTGAGGTAGGTCAACTATTTATTCTTCAAGAATTTATAGATTCTTCAACAGGTCTTAAGAAATTTGGATATCCTCATTCATACGATCCTCACCCTGTTACTGGTCAAACTGGTTTTACTGGTCAAGGTAATACTGGAAGTTGTGATTGGTTAGCAGAATGGGAAACCACAGACCCCGAGGCAATCTTCTTATTTCAATTTGATGAGAATTTTGTAACAGGCACAAACTCAGCATTAAGCATAGAGGTTGCAGGTCCGCCGTTAGTTAAGTATGATCAAATAGCAATTCCTTTGGATTATGATCCTGGGCAGTTTGTAGATTCTCAAGATTATATTGTAACATCTGAAATTAGACCACAAGTTCTTCAAATTAACTTTACTATAAACTCGGATGAAGAAGATACCTTTAAAAGAACTCTTATCATTAGGGATGAATGTACCGGTACAACCGTTGCAAAATTAACTGTCTTTGGAGAAACTATAGGTGAAGATGAACGTCTTAGAACAATGACAGAAAACTTTGGATATAGTATTGCTCTCAATGATACTCATATCTTTAGAGATACTAATATCTATGAACAGAGACCGGACTTTATTGAGTTAAACCGAAAGAGAAAGGAACTTATGATGGAAGGTCATAACATTTACCCTTTCATTGGTTCATATAAAGGTCTTATTAATGCAATTAACTTTTTTGGATATAACAATTTACAAGTAAAGGAATTTTGGAAAAACATTAATAAGTCATCTCCTAGATATGGAAAGTATATTCAATCTAACGCCATAAATCTTTTTGATCCTGAGGTTAACTATAATGATATGACAATTACACTTCCTAATAAAAACTTTAGGAAGACCAGTATGTTTAGTCTTATCTATAAGATTAATCAGGTTAAGAATGGCTTTTATGATGAAGACGATCTCCCACAAACAGAAGAAGTATTTGATTATACATTGGAAGAGGTTCTTATTAAGCTTTTTGGATTAAAGAAAAAATTAGAAAAAGAATTTCTGCCACTTAATGCTCACATTAAAGACATTACTGGTGAGGCTGACTTTTTTGGATTAGCTGAATTAACTAATACAATAAGTAGAAACGATAAAAGAAATATTCAAGTAGGTATAGCGGCCGACTTTAAGGTTAGTCCTGATGGTTGTACATATTTAGAAGACCTAAGAAACTTTGCAGATTTTTGTTATCAGCAAGAAGGGATTGTAGGTAATGCAATAGTTAACTTTTGTAATGCTTATGTTGCTCCACTATTAGCATATGCCACAGGCGGTGGTAATCCGTTAGGCAATAGTTCAGGAGTACAGACATATAGAAACTTAGTGTTAGGACCTTATAATAATGGTGATCCATTACCGGCTCCACCAATTGGCCCTGATCCTAATAGTATTTTAGGAGCTCCTTTTGGTGCTCAGATTTTTACTATTAATGATATTGCAAATGTATATGCTTCTTACTTTACAAGGTATTCTCCTAGTACTGTAACTGCGCTAGCCGATAAACCAGGAATTCCTGTTGGTGCATTGGTGGTATTAGAAAATACTTCATTTGGCAACTTAACTTGGGATAACATTGAAATGACATGGAACCAGGTATCAAATGCAAATACATTTCATACATTTGATTTTGATCCACAGGGTGCCAATGTTGGTGATGAATTTAGAATATATGATCCTGTGACAGGTTCTCAAGCATCATATATCGTTCAGCCTGGTGATACTGATAATACAGTAACCACTGCTCTCTATAACCAGTTGGTAAACCTAAAGAACAATTTTGTGACTCCTTGGCTATTCTTTGATATTAGTCAAGTAACATTGGCTTCCGGTACAGCAATAAGACTCTATGGAAGTAACACACAAAATATTCAGGTTGAGGTTATTCGTACACCGGTAAGTGGAGCCGTATTCTTTAAGTTTGATAATCCTGGTGAAATTCTATATACTTGGAATTCAATCCAAAGATCGAACTTTAGTGAAATTGAATGGACTATATTTAAAGAAGAAACTGAAACATCACCTGAATACTTTTTTACAATCAGAGGACCCATAAACATTTACAACAGTTTACCAATAACTTTACCGTATGTTGGTACATATAATGTTGAAATGAAATTATTTGATATGTATAATAACATATCATCTATTGTTAAGTCAGATGCAATATGTATAGATAGTAAAGAAGTAGAATATTCTGGCTGGTATCAGGCTAGAAAGTATGAATATACTTGGCAAAATGAAGGTAAGTGGAAATGGGAAGATTATGGTTCCATGTGGAACCTTCCTATTGAACCAAGCGTGACATGGGATGAAGAAACACCAAGTTTATATGATTCTCTTGATAGAGTTAATGCAATCTTAAATACATTTGGCTTAGGAGTTTCTCCAAACTTTAGACTATTAAATTATCAGGACAATGGAAATACTAGTTTTGTAGGTCCATATTATTGGGATAACCTTAACACCGGGAATTGGAATGATACTTATCATTTGTGGTGGGATCTCACTGCAATAACCGGGGATACACCAGCGTTCTTCCAATTTAAAGAAATTGTTCCATTTTCGTATTTGAGAGTTGTTGATCTTAAAGGTAATACAGGTTCATTTTTCTTTGATCCTGCTTTAACTACATTATCTCAAGTTGCAACACAACTTAATTTAAGCAATGATCCTATTCTTAATAAGTATGTATATAATGTAGTACTTGATGCTACAAGTAATGAAAAGTTTATACAAGCAGTATCAAGATATTATGGCCAATATGGT